ACGCAATGCCTTCCTGACCGCCATCCGCAACGGATCCGACTCGGTCCAGGTCGGAGAGATGACCCTCTCCCGGTTTTTCAAATACATCATGCCGGTGGAGAACCCTAAACCGGAGACAGCCCCCGAAGACCAAAAACTTATAAATTTAGCAAAGGAGAATCAACAAAAATGACCACGACAGACACCGCGTCAGCCCCGCAAACGATCGCTACCCCCCACGTCCCAACACCACAAGAGATCAGAGAGGAGAGCGAGCGCAAAGAGGCTCTAAGACAACAACGGCTCAAAGAAAAAGCCGAGCGAGAGAAAAAACAACAAGAGGAGGAACTCCGCCGAGAGGAAGCCAACTGGCAACAAGCCGTCCGAGTTTTTCAATCGGGCTTCTTTTTCCCGGACGATGAACACGGCTGGAATGAAGAGGGAAGCGACGAAAAACACACCTTCAAAGGTCGAAATCCCGTAAGTCACCCCATCAAAAAATACTCCCGGACCATTGCCTTCATGGGATACCCAGGCGAGGCCAAATACTCCTTCTGCCCCGAATGCAATCAAATCTGGACAAAATTCGCGGTCATTACCAATTCAAAGCTAAACCGGGCAACCTGGAGATGGTACATAAAGCACGGCAAATCATCTTCAACTTGACCCCTAGACAAACAAAACCAAAGGGGTAGTATAGGGCTATACACAAGTTAAAAATTAAACAAAAAAATGATCAAAATCCCGACACTCAAGACCGGCCACAAAATAGCCGCCGGCACCGTCCTCTTTATTTTTTTAATGGCGATTTTCTACGGAGCCCTCAACCAAACCGTAGAATTTTTTAGAACCAACACCATCGTCAAACACCAGATCCTCAAAACAGAATGGAGCTGGCCACTGGAAATCATCAAACTAACCGACCTAGAAAAGCGCCAAGCCCAAGAAAAGCTACTCGAAGAGAAGTCGACCGAATGGGCAAGATTTATCCTAGAAGGTGAAACCACACCAGCCATCACCCCGGACCCAAACGACAAGACTAGAACTAAAGACGAAACCAGCCTTGGCAAACTACCGTCATTTTTTGACACCCTCTGGCAACACGAAAGCACCCGGGGCGCCGACAGCAACGATCCCACTGCCCTCCACATGTACTGCCGAGCTAAAGGCAAGTGGAACGAAATTGGCTACAACCCCCAAGCCAAATACTGCTTCGAAGACAGAGAGCACGCCGAACTAAAAATAGCGCTCTACCTCAAAGAAAACTGCGGAGGCTACACCACCGCCCAATGCCTCTGCTACTACAACACCGGGAAATACACTACTACCTGCCCCTACGCTGAAGGCAATTTATCAATGGCAAACTAACATGAGAGAACTAACCAAACGAGCCAAAATGACCATCGGCCTAACAGCACCGGAAAACCTCCACCCCGAGGCCACCGTCAAAATCAAGAAACTAGGCCATTTTTACAAAATCCAATGGCAATCCGACCTACCAATGTGCTCCTGCGGGCAAATAGCCAAGCCACAATGGGAAAACAACGGCTTCGAAGAACCAGAAGGACCAAGAAAGGACGAAATTACAAATTTTATATGCCCGATACACGGGAAACTATTATGAAAAAATACGCCATCACCATGAATGTGGTTATTATAGCCACCGGAGAAACTCCAGAAGAGATCGTTACCAGAGTCCAGGCCGCCTTCAACCGGGCAAACAAAGAGCTCCCGGCCAACGAGGTCATCGACATGAAGCACGACGGAAAAATCGACGTTGAAATTTTCGAGGGGGCAGTCAAATGACCAAAAACAAAAAAAATAAATCCAAACTGAGAAAAAGGCGAATGGACCGGAAACTCGGCAAAGGATGGAAAAATACAATAAAAGGAGGCACAAAATGAGAATACTAGAATACTTTTTTAGCAAAGAGAATAAAACATTTACCTTAATCAAAATAAGAAATGGAACCTTTGAAATTGATTGTGAGAGAAAAACAATAATCATCCTGTCGACCAAAGCTGGCATATACGAGGCCTGGGAAAGGATAAAGAGTAAACACAGAAAACCAACCTTCCAGGAAGAACTGGATGCAAAAGTGGCCGCAGTGACAAAAGAGCAACGACAGCAAATCCTAGATCTACTTCACGAAGGCAAAACAATCGGAGAGGTGGACGAAATAATGGGACTCGAAACAATAGTTACCGGCCAAATAATCTGTGACAACATTGATAATCATAGCTTTTTAAGAACGGAGGTAAAACAATGAGAATATCAAGACCCAGAGATTGGGAATACATGACCACAGAGCAACAACAAGCCTGGGCAGAAAAAACAGGCAAAGAAGTTGCCGAGGCTAATGAAAAGATAAACGAGATTATGAAAGAAATGAGAGATAACCCGGAAAAATATAACAAGACAGGCAGTCAACTAAAAATTGTCAGAGAGAATAGTGAAAACAGAATGCAATGGTTCAGTGGAGGGAAATTATAATGAGATATCACTACGAAAGAAGATACCCTTACACCTGCGCGCTCTGCCACAAAAAAAGATATACTCGGAGGAACGAGAGAAGAGCCAACGAGATCTGCACTAAGTGCGAAACCAAAAAACCAACCCAAAACGAATCACTCTTCCCGCTAGACATGCCAGCAAGCTCATTGGAGAGCACCCCTAAGGAGGTTACGATCATTTCCCCCAAGGATGGGAGGGCAGGTTCAAACCCTGCGCCTGGCACCAAGGCAAGTAGCTCAGTAGATAGAGCAACTACAGGTACCGCCCGAAAGGGAGCGTTAGGAGGCCGTGGGTGCAAATCCCACCTTGCCACCAAGTTAAAAATTAAAGTACAAAAATGATCAAACAAACGTACTGTGAACACTGCGGAGCACCAATGCGACCATATCGGGTGAAAGTTACCCCAATGATGGTCAGAGCGCTTATCAAATTTAGGGAGGCAGTGGTAGCCCACAACCGCAACTCCATTCACCTCCTGAAAGACATGAAGGGGCGATCCTACGAACTGAGTCGCCACGAGTGGAATAACTTTACTCGCCAACGCTTCCTCGGCCTGGCAGTTAAAGTCAAAGGCAAATCCGGCTACTGGCTCCTGACCAAGCGCGGTGCCGCCTTCCTCAACGGTCAAGAGGCCATCCCGGCTTACGTCTTTATTTTTAGGAATAAAATCGTCGAGCGATCGGAGTGGACACAAAACGTGGCCGAGGTAATCGGATCCACCCCATACCTAGAGCAAAAGGCCGACATCGAATACGGCGAACCTACTGAGATCCCGGAATTCAAATCAACTAAAGAAGGTCAAGGGATACTTGTCTAACTGACCCCTTGCAGACCTCTGTACAGGTGGTATATTAAATTATTAAATCAACTATGTACACACAAAAATACGGGACAAAATACAACAGCCGGAGAACCGAATACCACGGTAGTTCCTACATGAGCAAAAAGGAAGCCGAGTACGCCTGGGAACTGGACATGAGGAAAAACGGAGGCGATATCAAAAACTGGGAAAAACAAGTCAAACTCTCACTCGACGTCAACGGCGTCCATATCGCCAACTACTACATGGATTTTATAATCGAGCACAACGACGGATCCTTCGAGGCCGTGGAAATCAAAGGTTACGAAACCGACGTCTGGAAAATGAAGTGGAAAATGGCTCAAGCTTTATACGAAGACAAATATAAATTCACCCTAATCAAATGATAATAACCAAAGTCAACACTGAAGTAGAACTCCGCCCCATTGAAGAGTTAAAACAGCTCCCCTACAACGATAAAATGCGGATGATAACCAAAGAGAAGTATGAAAGACTTCTCAAGTTTTTGGCGCGCTACGGCCAGCTCGGAGCACTTTTAGTCGACGGCCGGGATAAAATCACCCTCCTGGGCGGGAATCACGTTCTACAGGGAATGAAAGACCTAGGCATGAGTCACGCCAAAGTGGAGTACCGAACTCCAAAAGACGACTCGGAAGCTCTGGAACTGGCCATCCTTCACAATCAAAGATTTGCCGAGTGGCTCGACGATGGCCTAGCAGAGATGGTCTACAAATTCAAAAATAGCATCGATCTAAGCCAGTACTCAATCGACCTAGGCCATGACACTGACCTCAAAAAGATCCTGGCGCGCTACGGTAACACTGAAGAGGACGGATTTGACGTCGCTGGAGCAATTCCCGAAGTGGCCGTGTCCAAGTCAGGATCCGTCTATCAACTTGGACGCCACCGGATAATGTGTGGTGACTCAACCAAAGAAGCCGACGTCGACAAACTAATGGGCGACAAAAATGCCAGCGCAATAGTGACCGATCCACCCTACGGCGTCAGTTACGAAGGCAACCCCAATGGAGAAACCTACGACAAAATAGCCAATGACGACCTCCGAGGAGAAGACCTCTTCAAGTTTTTATTGGACGCCTTCGGCAACATCTCCAAGCACGTAATCAAAAACTGCCCTCTCTATTGTTTCTACGCATCGAGTACACATATCCAATTCGAATCAGCCATCATCACCGCCGGATTTAAGGTGCGCCAGCAACTAATCTGGGCCAAACACATGGTGCTAGGCAACTCCGACTATCACTGGGCTCACGAACCAATAATGTACTGTGGCTACGGAGAAGACAAACCTCAATTCTATGGCGATCGAACCAACACCACCCTGGTGCGCGAAATCAAGTGGCAAGACCTAAAAAACATGACCAAAGAAGAGCTCCTGACCATCGTCATGGCACTCAAAGAGCGCTCCACCTACCTCAATGCCACCCAGGACAGCCAAAAGGGAATAAAGTACGACCACCCCACCCAAAAACCAATCTCAATAATGACCCCACTGATTAAAAACAGCACCCTACCCGAAGAAATCGTGGTGGATTTATTTACCGGATCCGGCACCACTCTGATCGCCACCCACCAACTCGATCGGGTATTTTATGGTATGGAGTACGACGCCAAATTTGTAGATGTTATTCGCAAAAGATACGCCAAGTTTATCGGTTCGGAAACGAAGTGGGAAGAAATCACCCCGGAGGTAGAAAAATGATAATCGACTGGTCCAGGGCAATCGTCCAAAAAACAACCGACGCCAAGGGCCGACGAGTCGACCGTGTGGTCTACTCCGATGAAAAAACAAGCTGTACTCAATGCGCCCACTATAAAAGCGAAGAAATCCACAAAAAGACCCACCACTACTGTAAACTGAGCCCGGATCACGAGCTCCGAGACTACAGCGTGGCGTGTGTCCAATTAGAAGTTAAAACAAAACAATGACCAAACTCATCCCAATGCCAGGATACCTGATTTTAGACATTTCACCCGTCAAGGGCATGACCGACTCGGGCATAGTCCTCCCCGAAGCCCAGGAACTTAAATATCGATTGGTAAACCAAAACCAATCACTGCCGGCACCGTCGATGGCAAAGTCGAAGTCACCCGACTCAAAGAAGGCGACCGGGTGGTCTACCGCGAATACGGAGGCCAAGCCTACGCCGAAGGTGATACCAAATTACTAATTTGTAAAGAAGACGACCTCTTGGCCGTAATTTCAAAATGAAAACAACGCACAAACAAAAAGTAGCAATAGCAAAGAAACTCAATACTTTAGTGGACAAGAAGGGAAAATCCCACACGCTGAGTCACGGTCTATTTATCCACCAGCAAAGCCAGGGCCAAGTAGCCTACAATCCCCGCTGGGAAAACCACCGCGACACCGTCGCTCGAGCCGTGGCCAAAAAAGAAGCCGGAATAAAATTAGCGATCGCCAAAAAGAAGGAGGCTCAACAAAATGCCAGTATCTAAAACCGAAACCGACATAGACATCACCCCGATAGGGCAAGAGGAAACTCTGACCCCCGAGGAAAAGATGACCGTCGAAAAAGCAGAAAAAAGAATGAAGAACTACCAGAACCGTGGGATAAGTTTCATTCAGTGCCCTCAATGTGGCACCATCCACAAAGGCCATAACCTGGCCGGACTGGTATCCTGCCACGCCTATTTTCAAACCCCCAAGGGATGGAGCCGGTGTATCTGGGAGCGCCCCAAGACCGACGACGAACTCCACCGCCAGGAGGATCTCATCCAGCGCCAAATTAAACGCGCCATCGAGGGCAGAAGTAAAAAATCAGACTTATTTTTTATAAAATAACTATGGCCAAAAAAATAACCAAACCTTCAACAAAACTCTACTTCAAACAATTTACTGATGAGCAAATGGCCGAGATATTAGGGCACGCCGACAAAGGCAATATCCCCAGCTACCTCGAAGTCATCATCCACAATCAAAGTATCCTCGACAACGAGCTCCACAAAATTCGAACCGAGCTAGCAAAAATGGCACGCGGTTCCAACCGACCGATACTCACTAAACAGAGTGGTCGTACAGTGGAACTCCCAAAAATTGAAGTGGCACCAAAACCACAAGAGACTCCGGACACCCGTCCTACCCTCCAGATCCACGAAGAGAAAACAGCCGAAGCCCTACGCCGGGCCAGAGGAGGGGGGAGATGAAAGAAATAAACGAAGCTTGGTTAAAAGGAAAAATAAGTGACATTTGTTATGAAATGCTAGGAGAAGACTTAACAACAACCGACTCTATTCAGAAATTATCAAAATTATTGAAAAGTTTAGCTCTAGAAATGGAGTCGTTTATAAGAGGGGATCTAGTATGATCGTCCACTACTGCGACATCTGCCATAAGGAAATACCCAATGCCCAAGAGGGGTACTACCTGATCCTCAAATCAGCCATGGTAGTCGAGCAGACCAACCCATTCCTAATGGCCAATCAGCCTCAGCCACCCCAACAACAAAATCTAATCTGTGCCCACTGCTGTGCCATGGTAGGCAAGGCAATCCTCGGAAAAACCCCGGAGACAAAAATCCAAGTGGTAATGTCCAGCCCAGAGCACGCCGTGTTACTGACCGAAAAGGACGTCCTGATGACGCCCAGCCTCTCAATAATCCTCAGTGCCACAATGGTACAAAAAAAAGTTATAGAGTTTTATGCGGAAATCGCAAAGAAAAATGGCCAAGAAAAAAACCCAACAACAGCTTCAGCAATATAGGGAGAGTCTCAAGTACAACCTCTGGGTAAAACACTTCCTAGACATCCGGAATACGGCCACCTTCGGTAATGCCACTCAATCGGCAATCGTCGCCTACAAACTCGATCCAGTAAAGCAATACAGTAGCGCCGGAACCATGGGAAAGGAAAACTACAAAAAACTACAAAACATGAACTCGACGTTAATGGACCAACTCGGCTACTCATTTGGAGAGCTGATGAAGATCGGCATGAAGAAAATGTTGGATGGATCCTACGACGATTGGGAAAAATTTATGAAGCGCTTGGGTTATTTCGACAAAGAGGGAGATCAACCCCCAGGAAATTATACCCAAGTCAACGTCAATCTAGGCGATGCCATCTCGCAGGCAAGAAAAGAGCGAGGGTTACCAATTATCAAAGGAAAAACAAAGTGAATAAACCAAAGCAGATATTCTCAGTAATAATAAAAAAGATCGTCAATGTCGCCGGAAGGAAGTCACCAGGTGGAATGATAGATGATTTACGTCCACTGACAGAAGAGAGAGTCCTCCAAGAGGTCGATTTGTCAGCCGACGAAGTTATCGACATGATGGCGTGGCTAGCATCCACGCGTGGCGAAAGAGAGCGAATTGATCGCCAGAGGAGGTTTAGGCAATGAAAAATAATGGATACCTGTTCAACTATAAATCGGAATACGGAGAGGTAGGCAAAAAAGTCCACCTCAAGGCAGACTTCGAGTGGGACACCTCCAAACTAAAGAAGGTGAGCATTTTTAGTTTATACCGTGGCTGGTCACTGAAGGCGGCAATCCAAGACATCTGGAACGCCAGGATCGATCACCTGAAACATAACCTATACCCGGACTGGATAAAAAAACAATTTAATAATTTAAAAAGGAAATAAATATGGCAGACATATTCCGTCAAAAATATCGTGAACTCGACGATAGAGAAAAAAGAGAGATGGAGAACATTAAAACAATCGCGGGTGAACTCCACGCCGCAATCCAACACAACACCAAGTCAGGTGTCCCAGACCCAGAGGGAACCTCCAATGGCAGAGAGATGGCACTAGCCGTCACCAAATTGGAAGAGTGCATAATGTGGGCAGTTAAGGGATTAACTAAATAAAATGGATATACCCACTGCTCCAAAAGTCGGCCACATTGTTCACTACGTCAACTATCGAGGTGATCCCGGCAGGGCTAACCAAGACAACCCAGCGATGATCGTTAAGGTCTGGTACAAACAGGACGAAGAGTCCGGACCCAAAGAGAACGTCTGCCTGGTAAACAACGGCTACGGTGTTGCCAGCTGTGATTTGGCCATTTTTAGTAGCAGTGGGTTCTTTTTCAACAAACACGTCAGCCAGGACGAAATTAACAGATCTGGCGGTACCTGGCACTGGCCAGAGGACTAAATATGAAAACAAGAAAAGACATTCTCGAAGAGATGCACGATGCTGGTCTAACTAGCCTCATCGACGCTGAGTTGGTATTAAAAATTATGACCCGAAGGCAGATAATCTCCCTGCCCAACGATGACCAAGCCAAAATCTCAGCGTTGATGACAGAGCAAAAGAAAAAATGCGACCAATTGGAAAGCAATATCAAAGTGGTTGAGGAGATGATCGCTGAAGAGGAGAAAAAAGACAATAAAAGTATTAAAGTATAAATATGATCTCTAAATATGCCCAAAAACTAAAGGTAAGGCAAGAAATTGCACTATCAGACAGTGGAATGATTAAACTCGACGCGAAGATATCGGTCTACACAAAAATAGTGCAGGATTTAAGTTTCGAGCTGAAGAGATTGCAAAAAATTAAAGAGTTAAAAAACAAAACATGACTGGAGAGGTAGAACTTACCATCGAACTCTACAAAAAAGAATTCCAAATGGATCCACCCAAACATCTCGTAAGGGATGGAAAGATTTGGTGTAGTGTCTGTGGTAAAGAGCCAGCTCGTCTAGGCAGGATCCTGGGCTCCTCTGCCGTCATAGTGGGCGAAAAGTGCCAAAAGGCTCAAAAGCCAGCCAACTTCCACCCGGTGAGCATAAACGAGAAAATGGATAGCATGTCGCCTGAAGAAGTGATGTCAGGCGTTGCATTCGGAGGCAAGAACCAATTCGGTAAAAACTCCAAGCGAGGCTGGCATGAAGAGCACAAAGAAGAGGTTAAAAATTTCCTGGAGGCAGTAAAATGAACGACGTCATCGATTACGAAAGCATCACCGGATACTACTGGCGTAGAAGTAGCGAAATTGTTCTACGATACAAGGCTCCAATCGTACTGAAGACCGATCTGTTCAACGAAGCCAACAGCATCCCCATGTCCGGTGGAATCATCGGCAACATAAAAGCAAAGAGAATCCATGCCATCGAAATTGATGAGGCAGTGGTGGAAAAAGCCCAGGCGATATTTGACCTGATGCCCGACATCGTTTGTCGCCAGGGAGACATCCGAAAACTAGAAGTGGCCTACCAACCCGATAGCTTCGATGTGATCCTCGACCTCTCAACCCTCGACCACGTCTGGCCAGAAGAGATGCCCCAGGTGATCGCCGGCTACAACCGGGTATTGAAGAATGGAGGGACAATCCTCCTGATAGTTTGGGCCGACACCAACAAGGACTATACTGAACATGAGATCGGCAAATTCCAGCAGTGCATGCTGGGAGAAGACCAAATAGAGAAGGAACTGTCCCGATATTTTAAGATCGAGTCAGTTTTATCAATTTTTGGTGTGCCATCTCGACCAGAGCAACAACTTTTAGAATTTATACTAACCAAATGAAAATAGACTCAATCACCTCAATGGACCAGGTCTGGCCACACCTAAAGCACCTGGACGCACGATTTGACGCCGTGGCTAATTATTTGAATGGCAGAGTGGGAGACAACGATACAATCATCGACCTAAACTGTGGCGACTCCCGGATCCTCAGCCGACTGAAGAGTGGTAAATACATCGGAACCGACGCCGTGAGAACAGAGGAAGGTCAGGCCTACAGAAAACAATACAACGGCGAGTTCCTCCACCTAAAAGACGATGAGTTAAACCTGAGCGGACACGTTGACGTCGTCATGCTCTGGGGACATGGAGGCTACGAAATCAGTAAAGAAGAAGTGGAGAGCCCAACGGTCACCGACTCCCTCAAGAAAATAATCATAGAAAATCAACCCAAATACATCGTCCTCGAATCAATCCAGGACTACGCCACAATACTGGTAGACATAATCAACTGGTGTGGATCCAGATACGAAATAATAATCGACGAAAAACTATTCCTCGGCAAAACCCGAGAATGGAATCGTCAAGTTTATTTATTAGAAAAAATATGAAACTAAACATTGGCTCAAACGCCGAGAAAATTGATGGTTATAAATCAGTCGACCTCTTCTCAGAAGCCGACTACAAAGACGATGTAAGGACAATGGCCACCTTCCCTACCAACTCAGTAGAAGAAGTAAGGGCATTCCACCTACTCGAACATCTGGCCGACAAAGACGTGATCCCCGCAATGAAGGCAATCCTGCGCATCCTACAGCCCGGTGGACGATTTATTATCGAAGTCCCGAGTCTACCTGGGGTACTCCAAGAATTTCTCGAAACTCCAGAAGAAGAGCGCTGGGGTTTTCGACTCTGGACAATTTTTGGTATGCAAAACGAACCGGGACAATTCCACATGACCGGATTCAGTGACAAAAGAATAATCCGGATGCTCCAAGAGGCCGGATTCGGTCTGGTCAAAACTGAAGTGTCCTACTCAGATAAGTATATGCAGGAGGTAATCGATGTGGAGGCCGTCAAATGATAATCCAGGCCGCCTCAGTGGCCGCCCAAGTATCACTAGCCGGTCGCAGTAAGCCAGTAAAGCCATCTACTGGCCTATCAGAGTCAGTAAGAATCGAAGACATCGACGAAGCCACCTGGTATATCCTCAAAGGTGCCCAGATGGTGGGAATAAAAATAAAAAAAGTCGCCGAGAACCGGATCCGAAAAGTCGGACACTCCCAACACTGGTCGGTGTTTTTGATACACATCAACGCTCGAGCCATGGCAACATGGAAGTCAGGCAAAGCTGCCTACCCCATCAAAGACTTCATGACAGCCAGGCGCCACCTGAAAAATCGCATTAAAAATTATCGAGACTAATGGATAACCAATTTAACATCGCCCATATTTTTGACAAAAAGAATCGACCGACAAATTTGTACTCCGTTGACATTAAGGGTATGAAATACACCATGAGTCGGGAAGAACTTGACTACCTACGGTTAATTTTGGAGACTATACTGAAATCATGACAAGAATAACCAGACAGACATTCACTGAAGGGAAGAGAGAAGACGAAATGACTATCGAAAGCATTAGCCAGGCGGTCCTACTAATAAAACAACCCTACGAACAAAAGCTGGAGATGTGCCGAAAACACTGGAAGAGTTTGTCAAAGGAGCTGGAGAATAAATCATCAGCTAACCCAGAATATCTAAAATTCAACGTCGGAGCCCTGGGTGGGATCCCGGTAATCATTAAGCCATACCTGAAAAAAATTAGATTGTACCGGAGGATAATCCAATAATGAACTTTACCGAAGACGACCTATTCAGACTAGCCATCGAAGACCCGCGCTACATAATTGAGTCGGGATTTACTGTCATAAACAAAGAGCGCGAGCCGGTGCCATTCCTATTCAACAACCTCCAAAACGACTACTACGATAACCGAACCTACCGCGACGACATCGTCAAAGCCTCTCAGATCGGTTTTTCAACAGAGATCGACGCAATACTAACCGTCAAATTTTTACTGGTGCCAAACTCCTGGTCGGTAATCATCGCCCACGAAGCTGAGGCCACCAAAAAACTGAAAGAGAAGGTGGACTATTTCCTCCAAACCCTACCCGACTGGCTGAAGCGCTACTACAAACCCCGGATCGACTCCAGTACCGAAACCCACAACGAAGTCATGAACTCCAAATTATTTATTGGTACCGCCGGATCCTTCGCCTTTGGCCGAGGCACCACGCCCCATTTCGTCCACATGTCCGAGGTCGCCTGGTGGCGCGACAACGGGCGTACTGAAACTGGACTACTGCGCGCCGTCCCGGCCAATGACAAAGGAACATGGATCGTCAAAGAGTCAACAGCCAACGGAGAAGGCACCCATCACCACAAAGAGTGGAAGAGAGAGAAAGCCGGACTCTCCGAATTCGCCCCATACTTCGCCCCCTGGTGGAAATACGAAAGCTACGTCATCAAAGGCGCTGTAATCGAAGATGGCTACGATGAGGCCGAAAAAGTCCTACTGAAAAAATTCCCCGAAAATATCAACGACGAGCGACTAGCCTGGCGCCGAATGATGATTCGAACCCTGACATCCAAAGACGGCCGGACGCCACAAGAGATGTTCTGCCAGGAATTCCCAGCCGATGAAAAAGAAGCTTTCCTATTCTCGGGTAACCCATACTTCCCGACCGCCGCCATCCAAAGCTACGACGAGGTAGTCAAAGAACCAGTCGCCATAGGTAACTTATTCGGAGTTGACGAAGACATCCAATTCGAAGAGGCCAAAAATGGTGCCCTGAAACTGTGGGACTTTCCCGATCTCGATGGCCAATTCGTAGTGTCGGCCGACGTTGGTAAAGACCATGACTTCTGCTCCGCCCATGTCGTCGATAAGAAAACCTGGAAAACCGTCGCCCACTACCATGCCCACACCTCCCCCTACCAATTTGGAACCGAACTGAATCGTCTCGGCCGATTTTTCAATAATGCCCTGGTAATCGTCGAGGCCAACAATCAAGGTATCTCAGTGCTCGACCGACTGAAGACCCTGGAGTACCCTGTCCTCTATAAACGAAAAAAACTGGATAAGAAAAAGAAAATCACCATCGAAGAAGAAGGATGGTGGACAAGCAACAAGACCAAACCACTACTCCTCGACCACCTGCACAACCTGGTGAGGACTGAAGAGGTGGAAATACCCGATGCAGATACCATCGACGAAATGCGAACCTACTCCAAGCTAGAGGACGGATCAGTGGGAGCCAGTGCCGGCAACTTCGACGACCGGGTGATCAGCGTCGCCTTGGCCTACTACGGAGTCAAACTCTACCCTTACCGTGCAAAAAAGGTTAAACTAAAAAGAAAATCAACTCCCGCAAAACGGTTTAAGGAATTCCGGAGTAACAGACGCATTGGTGTATGGCGAAAGTAAAACAAAAGTAAAAAAAAGTGTTACCATTTTACTAGGTTGAGACAACGAATCACAATCTACATGCAGAACCAAAATCAAAAAGACAGCTACGCGACTCTGGTTTCAAAGAGGCTAGAACTATCGCGGGAATATACAAAGCCCTACTTTGAGAGGTTTTTAGATAACTATAAACACTACTTCCTCCGTACCATCGACGAAATGGTCGAGCAAGACCCAGACTCCTACCCATTCTATTCCCGGCTATCAATTCCAATATCATTCCAAACCGTGGAAACTGTCCTCCCCCGGATGTTTGCCCAACTACCAACCTTCACAATAAAAACTGACGAACCCAACGACGAAGTAGACGAGCTAGCCCTGAAAAACCTAATCAACTACCAAATGAATCATCCATACCTAATCGATGACCCTGTGTTCTTGAGACTGGCCACCGGAGCCAAAGAGTGCTTCATCACCGGCAATATGTGGGGGACCGTCCCCTGGGTTTTCAAAGAGATCTGGGTCGACGAATGGCAACCCTACTCTCCAGAACTGGGACTAGAAGCCGGCTGGGACGTCCTAGAAGCCGTCAAAGAGTTTGGCATCGCCCCCCAGTGGAAACTAGTGCGGGTCAAAAAGCGTGTCATTGACGCCCCAGTCTTCAATCACGAATCAGTCTTCCATGTTTTTCCGGATCCCAAAAAGAAATGGCTGTCCCAAATGGGCTACGGAATAATCGAACGGATGATGACCAAAAAAGAGCTCCACGACATGATCAAAGCCAGCCCCCGCGACTACGACCACATCGACGAGATGGACAAACTCCAACCCAATGCCGGCGCCAATAGCAAGTACGGCACCTACGACGACGAAATCGCCAACATGTTCGGCTCGAGCGACTACNNGCGACTACTCCAACAAAGACGAAACCCAAGGCCAATACCTGGTGCACGAAATGCGTACCCCCAATCACCTGACCATAGTGGTCAACGAATCCTTAACTATCCGCCGATCCAGAAATCCAAATGGTGACGGAAAACTCGGTCTCTTTTTAATGAAAGACATCCCAGTCCCAGGGGAACTCTACGCCTGGGGAGAACCCGACCCAATCAAAAAGATCGAAGACTCCATGTCCGACCAAGCCAACATGCGCAATGACTCGGTATTTTATGACCTGATGAGAATGTACACCGTCAAACCGGAGTCACTCGTCGAGGGTGAGGAATTCATCCCCGAGCCAGGAACTATGGTCCAGGTAACCGACCACGACGCCATCCAGACCATTGCCAAAGACTCCACTCCACCCACCTCCTACCGTGAATACCAGGAATGGGAAAACATCATCCAAAATACAACAGGTGTGACCGACTACGCCACCGGCCAGAGCAATCCGGCCATGAATAAGACCGCAGGCGGTGTCGAGCTCCTCCAGGCCGCTGCCAACGCCCGCTTCGGCTTCAAACTAAAACTATTCGAGTCCCTGTGCCTGAAAGCTATGGGTACCATGTACGTCCAAAGAAACCTGAGATTTTTTGATACCCCCCAATACGTACCTAGTGGCAAAGAGAAAATCCAAATCACCCCGGACCAAATCAGAAAAATCCGAGGCAATGTTTACTTCTCAGTCGATGCCGGCTCCACCAAGGCCATAGACGAAGGCAAAGAGATCGGTAAGTGGGATAAAATAAACGAATACATCGGCGCCAACAAAGCTCCGTTCAATAACCTAACTCAAGAGTCCCAAGACAAGATTGCCAAAAAGACACTGATCTCCATGGAGGTAAGTGATGCCGACGACCTAATCAAACGTATGCCACCAATGCAGACACCCGATGCCATAAAAGCCGCAGTCAACGGCGACATCGCATTACCAGTTATGACGCCCAAACCAGTAAACAATGGAGAACAAGTACCTGAGCAAATCCCGACAAATGTACCGGCAAGCGCTCCACCTGCCCGATGAGGTAGACATCGCTGATGCCATCGCCGCCAAAGGCGAATTAGAAGCCCTACTCAATCACCGGGGATGGAAGCGCGTAATGCGTTTTATCAACGGCCAAGAAGAGGGAATAATGGCCACCATGAAACTCGGCATCAAGCCCGATCTGATATTCGGTAAAACCCGGATCCAGAAGTACGACGACATGCAAACCGAACTCAAAGCCTACGCTAAAATTAAAAAGTTTATAGAAATGAGGATAGAAAATGGCAAACGATATGAACAGCGGGCCGCCAAAGCTGCCGAACTGGCTCAAAAAAGAACTAGCAACTGAAGAGAAGAACTCCGCCCCCGGAAATATCTGGGAGCATTTAAGAGATCTCAAGAAGAAGGGATTATTCAAAGGAGAAATCACTGAGATAATTCCCAAGGACTTCAACATCACCCAAGCCCCCCATTACTACGTCGTCGATGACCTTCGCCGGCGCTCGATCAAATGTATCTCCTGCCCGATAATCCACGGAGGAGTCCTGGAAGCCCACCTACTGACCCGCTATCGAATCGAGGATGGGGTTTTATATTTCGACGACGTACCTACCAACAAAGTTCCCGAGGGTTTCTCTGTTGACAATGGATAAAAAGTGCTAGAATAAAATCAATAGTACCTTAACCACTCGTAGACAACGACAAGGTTAGAGGGTGTTTTTAGCACCACTGAGTCTTTCGTTCGTTGTCTACTCGGTGGTGTTGAAAAGACTCCCTAACAGGGAGTTTTTTATTTATTGGGCCCGAAAGGACACCCCAAGGAGAAAGAACATGCCAGAATCACCCACGCCCCCCGCAGAGACATTTAATGAGAGTACCGGACTGACCAACGTCGATCCAAGTATTTTCATGCATGAGGATGAGGGAAACGGCTCAGAAAATCACGAAGATACGCCACCCGAGGGTGACGATCCTCCAGAAAACGGCGAAAATGCCGAGAAGAAAAAAGAAGTACCTTCAAAAACCGATGAAGGCGACGGCAAGGGAGATGATCCCAATGCTGACCCTTCAAAGCCCAAAACAGAAGAAAAAAAAGAAGAAAAAGTGTACGCCGGGAAATATAAAACCGTAGACGACTTGAAAGCGGCTCTTGTTCAATTAGGGATAGACCCTGATGACTATGGATCCGACGCGGAGATGGAAACTGCTTATAAAGTGGCGCAAGCTACCTACACCAGAGTCCGTCAACACGAAACGGAGAAAAAAAGTCAGACCATCACTACTGAAGAGATACCCACTGATATCGAAGCTTTATTCAAAGAGGCCAACGCCAAAATTGATTATTCTAAGGCAACAAACGCCCAGCAACTCGGGGAAGCGACTCTCAGAGCCGTCCTCGAAACACTCATGCCAGTAATGCAGAAATTAAAAGTAGATCCAGAAGCGCTAGCCGGAACCATAGGTGAAAAGATCACTACCCAGTCGACGCAGGTTAATACCCTGCTCACGGAATTAAGAGAAGTCGAGACGAAAGTCCCTCGACTCCGTACTGACAAAAAATTCCGAGACGACTTCGCTGATTTTGTAGCCGGGCAAAAGCTAAATCAAACGTACACCACACTGATGGAATCGATCACCAAATTTGTTGGTGGGAAACCAGTAACGACCGACCCAAAAGTGACTAAGCAAAATAAAGAAGACAAAGGTAGTGCAGGTGCCCTCCCGGATAACTCCGATGGCAATGGCAAAGGAAAACAACTAGACGAAGCCGATGAAATACTCGGAGCATTCAAAGAACATCAAGTGAAGTTTGGGTAATTAAAAATTTAACTTAAATACCATGATTACAGGTGTAAGAGGGACCGGAAATATAACCGCTGCCAAGCGTGTTATTGACATGTCCAACAAGATCTCCGTCTTGGAGCCGGATTCAGCTCCATTAACTCAGTTGACCAAGAAATTGGACAAAAGAGTCGCAATAAATCCGAAATTTAATTGGTTAGAAGAGGAATCGTTGGTGAAAGTTGACGCTGTCAACTACGCTACCAACTACACCTCCAGTGCCACGGCCATCGTCGTTGACGATGAATCCATTTTCCGTGCGGCTGACGTCGTGAAAGATGTCAATACCGGCGAGCAAATGCTCGTGACTGGCGTAAGCGCAACTGACTCCAGCATTACCGTCCGCCGAGGATGGGGTACCACAACCGCAACAACCGTTTCCGATGACGATGTTCTTTTAATCGTCGGTAACACCAGCCCTGAAGGCGCTAGTAAGAGAGTCTTCAAAACTAGCCAAGAGGCTGAAAAGACGAATTATACCGGTATTTTTAGGACACCATTTGGTGCAACTGATACCAACATGAACTCGGAAATGTACGGTGGGAAAGACCTACCCCATGTCCGTATGATGCAAATGATCGAACACCAAAAAGATATCGAAAGGGGATTTCTATGGGGCGAACCCAAAGAAGACACCACCAACGATGACCACCCACGTCGGTACACTGGAGGACTAAACCACTTCATTACCACCAACGTCAGTGCCGACATCAATGGCACCCTGACCGAAACCGAGTTCGAAGCGTTCCTCCGATCGGGTTTCCGTTACGGTAGCAAAACCAAGTACCTTTTAGCTGCTCCCATTTATGTGTCAGCCATCAGCACCTGGGCTCGAGGCAAACTGTATATGCTTCCAAAGGATAAAACCTACGGTATCAGCATAACTCAGTACCTTTCCCCGCACGGAACTGTCAACATCATCAACTGCCCGTTGTTCGATGAAGTAAGCACCTATGGTGGTTACGCGTTCCTAGTAGATCTCGAATCAATCGCATACCGCTTCCTAGCGAACCGCGACACTCGTCTCAAGACACACATTGAGGACAACGACGCAGACGGTGAAGAGGACGAATATCTGACCGAAGCAGGTTTTGAGCTTAAGAGCCAGAAAAAATGTAGTAAGATGACAGGTGTAACAGCCTTCTCCTAAGCATTGAAAGTCTGACATCGCTGTAAGGATGTCGAAAGGCTGGAGGGGAGACTCTCCAGCCACAACGAAGGGGAAACCCTAGTTATAAATTAAAAACAAATATGAAATTTGTATCGCAATATGAATCCCTCCACTTAACGATCGAGAGCCGTCAGGAAGTCCGAGAAGGTCGCGAAGTAACCATCACCCCCGGCCTAGCCGTCCAATTTAAAGATGGTGTATTTGAAACTAAAGACAAAGAGTTAATCAAGAAACTCCAATCAGCCCCCAACTACCGCAAAGACTTCGGACCCGAGAGAAAAACAACTGAAGCCGAGAAAAAAGTGGCTCCAAAATCCCGAAAACCAAGAGTCTCCAAGCCCCAGTCAAAAAAAGTCGTGCCCGAATCCAACCCTAATATGACCGACACCAAGACCCCAAAACAGATTGTTGCAAAAGCCAGTAAAAAAAGTGCTAAACTCAATAAAGAAGAATTAAAAATTAAAGAATAAAAATGCTATTTATATCCAAATACGCAAACCTACGCTTAATACTCGAACCCAAACGTTGGAAAGAAATTGAAGGCTCAAAGTTTTTAACTGACGGCCTGACCGTGGAATTCCATAATGGACAGTACAGCACTAACGACAAGGATATTATCGAAAAACTGAAAAACACGAAAATCTTCGGCCGAGACTATTGGTCCGGAGAAAAAGGTAAGGACGAACTCACCGTTGAAGCTGTCCGAGAGAAAAACGAAGAAAATGAATACAAAGAAGAACTACAATCGACTTGCCCTGAGTGTGGCAAAAAATTCAAGACGGAGTTCGCCTTGAAAGGCCATCTAGCAAGTCACGATAAAAAGTAGTTTTTAACTTTCCTTCTTAACCAGAGGGGAACTGCAAAAAAAGTACCAACGAGCATCGAAACCGCATACAAAGGTAAAGCCCCGGGAGTATCAAAAACACCCAAAGGGGTAATTTTACCGAACAGAATCGTAGAGGGAATAACGTAAATGAACACCAAAGCAAGCCGAGTGGCAACCCACCACTCAAATGGCAATAAAAGTATAGACAACACCTGGTATAGGACTCTAAACAGTTTCATAACCAGATTAAAACATTAGTTTAGAAAAAATACAAATATGGCAGATCTTTGGTCAACACTAACAGGAGGCAGACTCCACACTGGTTCATGGGGATTACCTGATTTTGGGGTAACCGAAGCCCTAGCCGCCGACAATGCTCCCCGCACTGCCGAAGGTGGATCCAACATT